AAAAATGAAAAACCAAAGATAAATGCTTTAGTTGTAATTTCAGAATTAACCAATTCTGTTATAATACACTTTGATGGTTTTAATGATTTAGACGAAGCACATGATTTTAGCGATTACATGATTGAGGAGTTAGGAATAAATCCATTGCAATATACTCTAAATAAAACTATTCATTAAGGGGGGTTTTATTTAAAAATGGCAGAAATCACAATTCCATACACACCAAGAAAATTACAAAAATTTTTGCACAAACAAATGCTTAAGCAACGATTTAACGTAATAGTTGCACATAGGAGGTCTGGCAAAACTGTGATGTGTATTAATCACATGATTAGAGATGCTTTAACTAATCAAAATCCAAATCCAAGATATGCCTTTATTTCGCCAACATTTAAACAAGGTAAATCTACTGCATGGGATTACATAAAAAATTTCGCCAAGAATATACCTTTTGTAAAATTCAACGAATCAGAATTAAGATGTGATTTTCCTAATGGTGCAAGGATTACAATTCTAGGTGCGGAGAATGACCAGGCATTGAGAGGTATATTTTTAGATGGTTGTGTTATGGATGAAACACAAAGCATATCTCCAACAATATTCCCAGAGATTATCAGACCTGCATTGGCAGACCGAAAAGGATGGTGTATTTTCATTGGCACACCCAAAGGACAAAATTATTTTTATAAATTACACAAAGATGCTCAAGAACAAAAAGATTGGTGGACAGGGGTATTTAAGGCATCTCAAACAGGTATTTTAGATCAAGATGAATTAGACTCTGCTAAAGAAATGATGTCAGAAGATTTATATGACCAAGAGTTTGAATGCTCATTTCAAGCTGCGATAACAGGATCATATTATGGTGCTATCATAGAACAATTAGAAAAAGACAAAAAAATTACAAGTGTGCCTTATGATAAAAATTTAGATGTAGAAACATGGTGGGATTTGGGTCTTAAAGATTCTACAGCTATTTGGTTTGTTCAAAAGTATAAAGATGAAATAAGAGTTATTGATTATGAAGAATCCTCTGGTGAGGGATTAGATTTTTATGCTGACCTGCTAGACTCCAAACCTTATAAATATGATAGACATATAGCTCCACATGATATAAAAGTTAGGGAACTAGGAGCTTTTGGAAAATCAAGGTTGGAATCTGCACTAGAATTGGGTATATCTTTTGATATAGCTCCTAAACTTTCTATTGAAGATGGTATTGAAGCAGTTAGAAAAAATCTGCCAAAATGTTATTTTGATAAAGAAAAAACATATCAAGGAGTAGAAGCATTGAAGGCTTATCAAAAAAAATGGGATGAAAAAAATCAATGTTTTAAGAACAGACCCATACATAATTTTGCTAGTCATCCAGCAGATGCTTTTAGGTATGGTTGTACTTTTGTTGGTGGTAAAATGACAAATTGGAAAAAAAAAATTGAAGTTAATACAAGTTACATAATTTAACATGGCTGAATTAGATTTAAAATTAAAAACACTTTTAAGCAATCACATTGAAACTTCTTTAGGATATTTAGGTGGTAATCTTTCTGAAGCTAGAAAAAAATCTATTGAATATTATTTAGGTGATAAACTTGGAACAGAAATAGATGGTCGTTCACAAGTGGTATCAACTGATGTATCTGATACAATTGAAAGTATCTTACCAAACTTATTAAGAATATTTACAGCATCCGATAAAGTAGTTAAGTGCGAACCTGTAACTGCTGAAGATGTACCTTTAGCTGAACAAGCAACTGCATATTTAAATCATGTGTTTTACAAAGACAATGATGGCTTTCAATTATTATATAATTTTTTTAAAGACGCATTAATTGAAAAGAATGGTTTCTTAAAAGTTTATTGGGATGAATCAGAAACTGTTGAGTTTGAAACTTATGAAAATTTATCTAAAGCAGATAAAGATGCTTTAAACGATACTAAAGACGAAATAGAAGAAGTTGAAGAAGAAGAATTTATAGATGAAAAAGCCAAAGAAGAATTTGATAAATTATTAGAGCAATACAAACAACAAGGTTTAGAAATACCACCTGCTAATGAAAAAGATTTTACTTTGTATAATTGTAAAATTAAAAGAACAAAAAAACATGGTAAAATAAAAATTGAATCTGTACCACCAGAGGAATTTTTAATTGATCGTAATGCTAAAACAATTCAAGATGCAGATTTTGTTTCTCATAAAGTTTTAATGTCAAGATCAGATTTAGTTGCTATGGGTTATGATGAAGAAGAAGTAAAAAATCTTCCAGCTTCAAGTGATGATATTTATAATACCGAAGATATGGTCAGGCAAAGAAGTGTAGATGAATACCCTGTAGATAATTATACACAAGGTCAAAGCACAAAAGTTTTAATTTATGAGTCTTATGTAAGATACGATCAAGATGAAGATGGTATAGCAGAACTTAGAAAAATTGTTTCAGCAGGTGATAATGGGTCTATTGTTTTAGAAAATATGCCATGTGATAATATTCCATTTGTAACTATTACTCCTATACCAATGCCACATAGATTTTATGGTAGATCAGTTTCTGAATTAGTAGAAGATATTCAATTGATGAAATCAACTGTTATGCGTCAGTTGTTAGATAATATGTATTTAACTAACAACAATAGAGTTGCAGTAATGGATGGTATGGTAAATATGGATGATCTTTTAACAACTAGACCTGGTGGAGTTGTAAGAACTAAACAACCGCCAAATCAAGTAATGCAACCTTTACAAGCTCAACCAATATCTAATCAAGCATTTCCATTATTATCTTATTTAGATACAGTTAGAGAAGCAAGAACTGGTATTACAAAATCTGCACAAGGTTTAGATGCAGATACATTAAATTCAAAAACTGCAACTGGTGTTAATACTTTAATGACACAAACACAAATGCGTTCAGAATTGATTGCAAGAATATTTGCTGAAACAGGTGTCAAAGATTTATTTAAAAAAATATTTGAACTTATGGTTAAATATCAAGATAAAGAAAGAGTTGTAATGATAAATAATATTTATGTTCCTGTAAAACCTACAGAATGGAAAGATAGATTTAATATATCAATTGTTGTGGGTCTTGGCACAGGATCAAAAGAACAACAAACTATAATTTTAAATAGTATTTTAGAAAGACAAATACAAGCATTTCAATTACAGGGTGGTAAAGAGTTTCCGATGGTAAATTTAAAAAATATTTATAACACTTTATCTAAAGTTATTGAGAACGCAGGTCTAAAAAACGTAGAAAGTTATTTTGTTAATCCTGATATTGGTAAACAAATGATGCCACCACCTAGTCCTCCACCACTAACTCCTATTGAAAAAATAGAATTTACTAGAATTGATGCAGAAAATAAAAGAAAAATTGCTGATCTTGAGTTACAGTACAAAGAATTACAGCAAAAAGCAGAGGAAATGGCTTTAGATTTTGAAGCAAAGATAAAAGAAATGGGTTTAAAATACAATACACAATTAGATACCACTAAAATAAAAGCAGATGCAGACTTAGATAAGATGATGATGGCAAATCAATCTAAGATTCTTGAAAAAGCACAGCAATCTGCTAATATGTTCAGCAAACAAGTACAGGGATTAGATGAAACTCAAAGACCAGGCAAGGAGATCGGAGGAAATCAGCCGATCCAACCAAGCCAAACAGATACTAGAGAATAAAATTTTTATAGAAGCCATTGAATCTCTAAAAAAACTTTATTCTGAAGCACTATTAGAAAAAACTGGTGCTAAAGAAAGCGATACTAGAGAAAAATTATGGGTCGCTTATAATGTTGTTGGTAAAGTTGAACAACATCTGCAAACTTTAATTGAAACAGGAAAACTTGCAGAGAAACAACTTGAAGATTTCAGACAACAACAAACTAAAACAAAATTTTAACTACACAGTTAAAATAAGCCAAGTCATAAGACAGCTTAACAAAAGGAGGACAAATGTCTGACTCAAATCCATTGTTGTCAAACGCAACAATACAAGGTGCTGCTAAACATATTGAAGGTTTAATGGACACAAAAGGTGTTATCAATAAATCTCAAGAAGAAGCAAAACCAGTTGAACCGAAAGAACCAGAAGCGAAAGCTGAAGAGGAAGCTCCAGTAGAAGAAGAAGCATCCCAAGATGAGAATGCAATTGAAGAACAAACAACCGATCTACACCAAGTTATTGTTAATGGTGAAAAGATTGATGTTGACCTTGAAGAATTAAAAGCAGGTTATCAAAAAGATGCCGACTATAGACGAAAAACTGAGGAGATAGCGATTGAAAAAAGAGAGCTTAAATCCGAAGAAGATCGTCTTAAAAAACAGTATTCAACAAAGATGGAAGATTTAAATTCTTTAGTAGTTACTTTGAATGCTGAAATTAACAACGATATGAATTCCAAAGAGCTAGATAAACTTTGGGAGGAAGATCCAACTGAAGCTGCAAAAATTGATCGTAGAATTCAAAAAAGAAAAAATACGATACAAGAAGCACAGCAAAAATTGAGAGAGCATCAGCAAACTCAATTTCAGGAAATATTAAGAGAAGAACAAAGAAAACTTCACTTAAGACATCCAGAGATAGCTGACCCACTAAAGGGTGCAACAGTAAAGTCAAATATTGTTAGTTACTTAAGTTCTAAAGGATTCTCTAATGAGGATGTTTCAAGAATTTATGACTCAAGAATGTTTGATGTGATTATGGATGGAATGAATTTTAGAAAAGCTAAAGAGGTAAAACCAAATTTAGTTTCTAAAAAAGTAAAACCAACCAAGTTTGTTAAGTCAGGTGTTAAGTCAACAAAAGAAGAATTAAACTCCAAGTCTAGGTTGAATCAACTTAAGACGTTAAAAAAGTCAGGAAGCACAAAAGATGCAACCGAACTTTTGATGCGTTATTTATAAACAATAACCTAACAGGAGATAAAAATGGCTGTATATCAAACATATCAAACAGTCGGCATAAGAGAAGATTTGGCAGATATTATTTATTCAATATCACCAACTGAAACACCTTTTATGTCTGGTGTTGCTAAAACAAAAGCAACAAACACATCACACCAATGGCAAACAGATGCTTTAGCAGATGTTGCTGCTAACCATGCAGTTGAGGGTGCAACTATTAGTTACCCTACATTGAGTGCAACAACTAAACTAACTAACCACACTCAGATTTCTACAAAAGCTGTGCAGGTATCAGGAACAAATGATGCTGTAACATCTGCTGGAAGAAATAATGAGTTAGCTTATCAAGTAGCTAAATCTGCAAAAGAATTAAAAAGAGATATGGAAACTGCTCTTTTATCTAATGTAGCTGCTGCTGCTGGTAATGCGACTACATCAAGAAAATTAGGAGGAGTTCAAACTTGGATTTCTACTAACGTTGATGCAGGTGCAGGTGGTTCTGGTTCTGGCGCAGGTTCTGCTAGAACAGATGGAACTCAAAGAGCTTTTACTGAAGATCAGTTAAAATCTGTTTTGAGATCATGCTTTGATGCTGGTGGAAACCCTAACATGATTATGGTAGGTGCTTTCAATAAGCAAAAGCTATCTGGCTTTACTGGTGGTTCAACTAGATTTGACCAAGCAGAGGACAGAAGATTAGTTACATCTATTGATGTCTATGAGAGTGATTTTGGAACTTTACAAGTTGCTCCAAATAGATTCATTAGAGGTGCAAACTCTACTGCTGCTAAAAAAGGACAAGATGCTCTAATTTTAGAGATGGACTTTTTTGCTGTTGCTTTCTTAAGAGATTTTGCTCTACAAACTCCAGCTCAGACTGCTGACGCAGATCAGAGATTCATGGTTGCAGAGTACACTCTTGAGTCAAGAAACGAAAAAGCTAGTGGTGCTGTGTACGATCTAACAACATCATAATAAATAACTTTGGTGGGGGAGTAATCCCCCATCATTTAAATTAACAATTTTGTTTGGTCTTTGAAGATTTAAAGTCGGAACGAAGCAAATAAAAAGGAAAAAAAATGAGAACACTAAACGATTACTTTCTAACTGCTGAAATAGAAGATATTTCAACAGCTTCATCAACTTTTGTTGCTGTACCAGATGGCGGTAAAATAGTTAAAATTATAACTGCTTTACAAGGTGCAATATCTGGTGGTAACGCAGCTATTTCTTTTGAAATAGGTGGTACTGCTGTAACAGGTGGTGGCATTACTGTTGCTCACTCTGGCTCTGCTGCTGGTACTGTAGATTCTGCTGAACCTACTGCCGCAAATAGAGTAGAAGAAAATGGCACTATTGAGATGATTACTAATGGTGGCTCTACTGGAGCTAAAAAATTACTTGTGACATTTGTTATAAGAAGATAAATATAAATTGGGGGTTCATGCCTAGCGGAAGTTCCCCCAAAAAAATAGGAGAAAAATATGAGTTATAATTATGCTTTAAGACCTGGTACTACACAAAAAATTAATACCAATAATTCTTCAGCAGCATCTAGTGCATTTGGTTCACAAACTGAATACATTAGAATAGTTGGTTCAGCTAACTTTCATTTTGCTTTAGGTGCATCACCTACTGCAAGTGCAACATCAGCTTTATTACCATCTGGAGAAATAGAAATATTAAAAGTTTCACCTGGAGAAAAGATTGCAGTATTTCATGGTTCATCTACAGATGTCTATGTAACTGAAATGAGTGCGTAGTGGCTAGAAAAAAGTTTGTCAATTTTGTTCCAAGACCTAAACCAAAAAAAAGACCAAAGCGACACAAAAAAGATTTGAACAAACATGAAAAACGTATGGCTAAAAAAAGTCGTTACAAAGGACAGGGTAGATGAAAAAAGATATTACATTTGATGGTTTACAAAAAACAACCTACATGAAAGATGACATGGAGGGTAAAATTGTAACTAAAGAAGAAGTAAATATTGATCCTCACATTAAACATAATAAAAGATTGTTTAATCTTAATGATGGTTATTCAAAATCAAGAGAAATGAAAAGAGTTGCTAGTATTCCAACTTTAGCTTTATCTGTCTGGGCTAATGAGTATAATGGTAGTAGTAACTGGTTTGCACTTCCTAAAGAAGTACAAAAAAAAATACTAAAACAAAAATTAAACTCTAATGAATTTAGATATTTTAGAACAGCAGAAGGAAGATTATAATGGCTTTATCAAATTATTCAGAATTAAAATCATCAA